AACGCCGCCGAGCACCGGGCGGCCAACGCGCGCATCGTGCGCGCCATGGGGGAGTGATCCATGAGCACCGTCAAGATCCGCCGCGCTGCACGCCTGTGCACGCTGTCTCAGCACCCGCGCACCTGGGATGCCCTGCTGGCGCGCATCCCGGCCAGCGTGATGGCGGCGCTGACAGCGCGCCAGATTGCCGACATGGCGGCGGCGCTGCACGCGCAGTTTCAGGCCGGGCATACCGCCGGCTGGCGCGAGGCGCAGTGAGCCGCCTCCTCGTTGAGTGCGGAGAGGCGCTGTACGGGCCGCAGTGGCAGTCCGCCCTGGCCCGCGACCTGGGCGTGGCCGACCGCACCGTCCGCCGCTGGGTGGCCGGCACGTCGGAGGTGCCGCCCGGGCTCTACGTCGATCTGCTGCGCCTCACGCAAGAGCGCGCGGCGGCGCTCGACGCGCTGGCTGAGCGGCTCAAGGCGGCGGGATAGCCTCCCGCCACCCCTCCACCCTGGCCGCGCACTCGCGGTACAGCGCCGCCCACTCCAGCATCGTGCGCAGCACGGCCGCGCCGGTGCCGTCAGCGGGGGGCGTCAGCGGGGGGCAGGGCTGGCGCAGGCTGGCCGGGATCGTCGGCGCCGACGGCGCGGGCGATGAGGCGCAGCCCGTCAGGGCCAACGCACACAGCAGCGGCAGCAGCCGCCTCGACAGTGATGACACGCTCGACCTCCCGGGTGATGATGCGGCGCTGCGCCGCAAGGCGGGCGCGCTCGACCTCGAAGCGCGCCGCCGCCTCGTCTGCCGCCCGCTGCGCCAAGCGCTGGCTCTCAGCGTCAGCCGCCGCGCGCCGGCCGTCGGCGGCATCCCAGCGCAGGGCCTGCAGCCACCAGGCGCCGCCGAAGCCGGCCGCACCGGCCACCAGCGCCGCGATGACCAGGGCGTTCAGGCTTCACCCGTCGTCGCAGCCGCCGAGCCCCGCGCGAGCTGCCCGAACCGCGGCAGCTCACGCCCTGGCGGCCAGCGGTAGGCCAGCACCCGCGCCCGCGGGAAGGCGCGCACGTTGACCGTGTCGCCCTGGTTGCCGCCCAGCACCAGCAGGTTGCCCGCGGCGTCCTCGCCGACGACAAGGCCCACATGCCCACCGCCCTGGCGCGCGAATACGACGACGCAGCCGTGCGCCGGCCTGTCGATCGGCTGGCCCCAGTCGGCCCAGGCGCGAGCGCGCATCCAGTGCCGCGGAAGCGCCACGCCGGCCGCCTGCATCCAGGCCGCGACCGCCACGCCGCACCACGGCGTCTCGTCGTCGCGCCACCACGCGCCCAGGTCGGCCAGCATCCGGGCGATGCGCGGGGCCGTGGGAGCGCCGGGGATCTCGCGCAGGCCGATGTCGCCTTTGGCGGCGGCAAGCCAGGCGGGCTCTGCGGGCGCGGTCACGGCTGCCGCTCCGGGTGCAGCGCGGGCTGGTCAACTACGCGGCCCAGGATGGCCAGCGCCGCCAGCACGCCTGGCACGGCGTCAGGCGCGATGCCCGCCAGGCCGGCCAGGGCCACCTGCTGCGCCTCGGGCAGCGCCACCCAGGCCAGGATGACGGCGCTGGCCTGGACGCTGAACATCCGCCAAGCGCGGCGCCACTGCGGGATCAAGCTCATGGGTGCGTTGCTCCTGTCTTGATGAATGCCACCAGTGCTGCCCAGCCGCCCACGAGGTAGATGCCCAGGCCGATGACGAAGAGCCAGGCCACGCGGCTGAAGAAGGCCCGCAGGCCGCCGAACAGCCACCCGCCGGCCTCGGACTGCGCCTGCGCCCGCAGCGTGGCCAGGGCCACGGACCACACATCGGGGTCGGACGCTGCGGCGACGATGCCGTCGCGCACCGCCGCGCGCAGGGCCTCTTCGTTGGGGCTGCGCTGCTCGACCAGCTCGTGCACGTCGCCGACCATCTCGGCCAGGTAGTCCAGCTTGCGGTCGAGCGCCTGGTGGGGGGTCAGGTCTCGCGTAATAGGCGGCATGCCGCCATGCTAGGAACCGCAGCTGTCGCGGCAACCTCAGTCCGCAGCGTAGACCCGCAAGTCGTAGTTGACCATTGCCAGCGCCCAGGTGCCGTCACCGTTCGGCCGCGGCTCGGTGACGGTGTAGAGGCCCGCAGCCTCGACCTCGGCCTGGGTGAGGCCGACGGCGAAGGCATACCGGCTGCCGACCTGCGAGGCCGGCGGCGCCGCCACGAACAGGCCCACAGGCACTGAGGCCAGCGTGACGCGGTAGGCGTCGCCAACCACCGGCGTGCACACGACCGGAGGCCCGGACAGCATGCCGTCGGCGTTGGTCACTTGGATGCGCCCGCTGGTCTGCCCCTTGAAGTCCAGCGGCTCGCTCGTGGTAATGATGCTGCCGTCGATGGCCAACACCTCGCCAGCCTGCAGCCTGTCGTCGCCCGCGAAGTCGTTCGGATCAACCCAACGCACGAGGCTTCCCGGGCCAAGCTGCTGCGCGTCGCCCAGCGCCGTGTCGGTGACGCTGGTGCGCTGGTACAACAGCTTGCGGGCCTCGAGCTGCGCGCGGTTGGTGGCCTGCGAGAGCGTCGTGCACGCCGGCAGCTTCACGCGCAGCGGATTCGCGCACAGCCCGACGACGGGGCTTCCGCTCGTGATGTTCAGCCGGTAGTAGGCCTTCTTGGCCCCGGTTGCCTCGTCCACGAACTCCACCTCGACGCCATCCTGACTGGCCGGCAAGTGGAAGCTCTCGCTGACGACGCTCTGCCCGCTGCCGGCCAAGTTGCGGTAGTCGAGCTGCAGCTCCGGCGCGCTGCGGGCCTGATCGCGAGTGACAGTCCACTTGGTGCCGTCGCGCCAGAACACGCAGCGCGCGTGGTTCGCGATCAGCTGCATCCGCTCCAGCAGGCTGACGTCGGCGTCGTCGAGGCTGCCGTCGAAGCGCAGCATCGGCGAACCTTCGCCCAGTGCGGTGTTGATCGCCTGCATGGCCGCGGTGTCGAGATCTGTCAGCGGTTGGCCGCCGATTGTCCACAGGTGCGCCATCGACCGGAATGCGTTGCGCGAAATGCTTGCGGTGTCAGCCGCCAGGGTGCGAACCTTGCGCTCCCACACGAGGTTGAACTTGAGGTCGGATGGCGTCGATCCCTGAGCGTTGGCGGTGACGACGAAACGCACAATGGTCGCGCCGATAGGAAGGTCTTTGATCGCGGTCTTGCGCAACGCGAAGGCAGCCTCGATCCTCACCAAGTCAGAGCCATCGGTCGCCGGCACGTCTGTGCGCGAGGCAGAAACGACGTAGCGCCCAGGGCCGCCGGCCGGGATGATGTCGAGCGTTTTGAACTGCGGGTCGAATGTGTCATCGTTGTAGGTGACAGAGCTCGACTCCGTAGAGCCTGGGATGATCGCGCCAACCGAGTCCACGCGCCATAGTGTGATGCCGATGCCGGCCGAGCTCTTTAGCCCGCGCGGGAACACGAAGTTCAGGCGGATGGCGTTTGCATCGGAGATGGGAAGTGTGTAAGGTCCGGCAACGTCCGCTGGCGCTGTGCCAGACGGCCGCAGCGTGACTGTGAATGGCAGCAATTGGCTCATGATCGCCGACAACGAGATCGTCACGGTGATGATGCCGCCGGTCGTCGAGACTGCGGTGATGCTGCCCGTGTATGTGCCGGAGCCGGAGCCCGCTGTCTCGCGGAAATTGATCTCCGCCAGCGTCAGCGGCATCGCGGCGGCACGCACCTGGGCCCACTGCGGCCCGTCTTCAAAGGTCATCCGCACCAGGGTCGACGGTCCGAGCACGACGAAGCTCATGGCGTTGCCAGCCTCAACGACTCGGAAGGGTTCGACGCCCGTAAGCTGCACGTCGGTTGCACCCTCAACTCGGAACGATTCCACGTAGTCAGTCAACCGCGTCTGCTTTGCTTCCGCGTAGGCTGGCGGAACTCCCGGCAGTGCGGGAGACGGCGCGGGAGGCGCCGGGATCGATCCGCCTACGCCCGGCGGCACTGGCGGCACCTCTCCGGGCTCGTACAGCACCGCCTCGGCACCGAGGATGTTGTCGATCGGCGTGTCGGCGAGCCGCATATCGGTCACGGCGCCCAACCCTCGGCTGATGCACAGCCAGTGCGTTATGCGCTTGTGGTTGTTGCGGTATTCAATGGCGGCTGGTTGAATGAGGTCCGGCCACACACGGCGCCGGCCGTAGACGTCGGGGATCGCTTGGTAGGCGCGGGCGACGTTGCTTTGCCCCGTCAGCCGGTTGTTCGGACCGTCGTTGGCCACCGGCGCGTCCGGCACCTTCGGGATCATGGCGTAGGAGGCGACCGCCAGCAGAGCGCTGATGACCAGCACCCACGTTTCGACGCCCGCTGGCCGGTGCGCGACGACGATGCAGTCTCCAGCCTTCGGCGGCGCGTCGAGGCGCGGGTCTGTCATCGGGTCTGCGCGCTCGCCGTTGATCAGCAACTCGCACTGGGCGCCGCCGGGCATGGCGGCCTCGATCTGGCGCTGCAGGGGCGCGTCGGCGTGCAGCCGCAGCACCTCGCGACCAAGGATGCCGGCCGGGTCGCGCAGGATGACGAGGGTCGCGGTCATGGGGCAACGGCGCCAGCGGCCGGCGCGTAGAAGCGTAGGTCTGGGTAAAGCCTGTGCATGGCCGCGAGGCGCGTGATCCGCGGGCCGCCTGCATGGCCGGAAGCGTCGGCTTCGGTGTGCAGCAGCTCGCCGCCGGGCAGCACCACGCCGCAGTGGCGCGGCAGGCCGCCGTCCCAGGCCATGAAGCCGCATGCGCCGGGCTCGGGGCTGCCGATCTCGCGCCAGTTGGCGCCCAGGGCTGCGAACCCATCGGCCATGCCGCTCGAAGCGGCTGGGTGCGGCAGCAGCTCAACGCCAACGACGTGGCGCCAGTACAGCACGATGATCCCGTAGCAGTCCGCGCAGGCCCAGTCGGCGCGCCAGCGCACGTAACGCGGGCCGTCGATGGCGGTGCAGCGTCGAGCGAACTCTTCTGCGGTCATCACACCAGCTCCAGGCCGGTGAACACGGCCGGGTCATAGATCGGGGCGCGCGACACGCGCGAGAGTTGGTCGAGCGTGGCGCTCACCTGCACGGTCGCCGGATCAAAGCTCACGCCGCCCTGGTCGCTGGCGTACAGAGTGATGCTGCGCTTGGGTGCGTCGGTGTCTTGGAGCCACACGGCGTAGGTCACGGTGATCGGAGCGCGCGACGCGGCGGCGCGGATCCGGCGCAGCTGCGTCTTGAACTCGCGGCCCACCTGCTGCCTGGCGAAGCTCACCACCAGCCGCGGGAGTTCGTTCGGCCCGGCCTTCGGCGGCCTGATGTCCATGGCCACCGGCGTGTAGGCGTGGCCGCCGAGCGTGACGGTTGCGAACTCGTTTCGCACGAGGCGGAACGTCGCGGTGAACTCCGGGTGCGCGAACGCAACCGTCTCGTACCGGGCCTGGACGGGCTTGCGTGCCCAGAATGCGCGTTCGGTGATCGGCATGGCATCAGTCCGTTGTGCCGTTCCAGTCGTTGGACGCGCGGTTGATGTCGCCGGTGCCGGCCGTGATCGACAAGCTCGCGCCACGGCTCGTGTTGTTGCGCGCCCTTATCGTGGCTCCTGTCGCGGGGGCCAGGTTCTGCAAGATCGGCTGGCCGCTGGCTGCGCCCAAGAATTGAACGTCGTTTCCGTAGACGCCGACGCTCGATGCGGCAGGCGTCAGACCTCCCACGCTGATCAGCCGACCGTAGCTCTCGCCGACCGTGTCTTTCAGGCCGTACACGCCAGGCTGGCCGTCGTTGATCTCGTACACCACGCCGCCGGGCAAATTCTGGCGGTAGTTTGTGCCGACCACCGAGCGGCAGTTGACGAATGGCGAATAGGCGGATTCCACCTTGCCGCCGGACACGTACCGGCAGCTGCCCATGCCGATGTAGATGTTGCCGCGAATCTCTGGGTCCGCAACACGCTGGAACCCTTGAATGCCGAAGTTGACCGTGGCGCCTCCATCGCTGATCACAGCATCGTCCGTGCTGGTGTTGCCGCTCGTGTCGCTGAAGTACGCGAATCCGAACTGACCGTCAATGCACTTGATGGCCGTTGCGAGGATGTCGGGGTCTAGAGCCGAGCCGCCAGGCGAACCCGCGGCAACCCAGACGGCCTTGGGCCCCGTTACAGGGTCCGCACTCCGGCGCCAGCGAACTCTATTGTTCCAGCTCTTGTTGTCGTAGCACTTCTGCTGCGGGTCCGTCGAATTACCGATGCGCAGAACGTCGTAGATTGAGGCTGAGTCCTCGATGTCGTTGTTGTAGACGTCATTTTGGTACACGCCGGCCGTCTTCCCGAGCGCATCCAGACGCGGCACAGCTCCGCCGCTGTTGAAACGCAACGGAAAGACGCTGCAGAAAGACGCGTGGTGAACGCCGCCAATCGTTGGCAGACCGACGATCTTGTTGTCGTGAACGCGACACTTGCGCACGATGCCCGTCACGCCGTATAGCGACCACACCTCGTCGCTGCTCATGTGCGTCATGCGGTTGCCGTGGATGTCTATTGCCTCAGTGACCCATTCTTCTGCTTCGGCTTCTACCGCCGCGACGTCTACCGGATTCGTGCTCTGCAGCACGGCCGTGGAAAGCGCCGAGTCGCGGAAGTTGCGCACCCAAATGCAAGCCCCGCCGTCTGGGGAGAAGATCGGCAGGCTTGCTCCGTAAGCCCCGGTGTCGTTGACAAGGTCGCAGTCATGCACCACCCCGTTGCGATTGAGGCAGTAGTAATCGATCAGCGCGCCCACCGCGCGAGCCTTGCCAGCAACCAGCACCCGGTCTGCTTTGAGACGAAGCCCTTTGAAAATGCTTCTGTTTGTTCCGGCCACGCCGATTCCAGACTTGCCGACCGCGATGCGCATGTCGAAGTCTTCATAAGCCAGGTCCTCTGCAGTCGCCGGATTCCAGCCTTGCGTGAAACCCCAGTTCTGAATTACGAACTCCTGCCCGAAAGCAACAGAAGCGTCGAAAGGCTCTTCGGGCAGAAGCAACGTCTTGCCGCGGATGCCTCGGATCTTGTTGGCTCGGAACGCTTTGCGGAACCTGAGACTCCAACCCGGCAGCGCAAGCCAGTATCCGCGCGAGTGCGCTTCAAACGCGGCCTGCTCCAGTTCGTTGGTGACGAGAAGCCCCGTCTCTCCGGCCGTGAAGATGATCGCGTGGTCCCACGTGCTGACGAACCACCCAGACGGCGGCGCTGGCGCCGGGGCTGGGCCGGGCGGCGGCGGCGGAGCGATCAGAGGCCCGGTGCCAGTGCGCGACACGATCGTCGCGCGGTAGATCCACGTCGTGCCGTCGCGCGACTTGCCGTCGGACAGCCCGGTCATGAAGTTGGCCGTGATCTCGCGCAGGCCGGTCTCGGTGCGCAGCGGGATCGTGAACTCTGCGGTGCCGCGGCTGAGGGCCTCCTCGAACCACGCGACCAGCGTTGCGGCATCGGCTTCGGTAAGGCGCCACTCCACGTCGAACACCGTCGGCGTGTCGGTGCCCGTAGGCTCGATGTACGGCGTGCCGCGGCGCGGGTTGGCCATGCTGAATGCGGCGCCCTTGGAGACGCGCTTGCTCGCCAGGACGGTAGGCAGGTTTGTCGGGTATGCAACGGCCATGGTCGGTCCGATCAGAGTTTGCTGCGTGCGTTGGTGCCTGCGACGAGACCAGCGAACGCCGGCCCTTCGTTGCTGCTGAACTGCCGCCCGACCTCAGCCGCGGCGCGGCCGACGATGATCTCGACCTCGCGCGGGCTGACGCCCTGGCGCACCTGCACCGGTTCGCCGCTGTAGTTGTTGACGACGACATGGACGGCACCGCCGCCGCCGCTCACCTCGTCCGCCGGCACGACCTGGCCGCCCTGCGTCGGCAGCATGTACTGCCGGCCGCCGCTGCCGACGAACATCTCCGGCGCCCCGGTCTCGTTGACGCGGTACAGGCTGCCGGCCGACACCGGGCCGCCGTACTGGCGGCCGCCGCCGTAGTTGGTGCCCTTGATCGTGCTCACGATGCTGCCGGTGGCCGCCGCGACGCTGGCCATCGCGCCGAGGTTGGCGGGGTAAGTCAGCGACGAAGCGTTCGCGATGCCCTGCTGGATCTTGATGATGGCGTCGGCGATGGCGAAGGCCTTCGAGGCGGCGAACATCACCTTGAAGATGCCGCTCTGCTCGCCCGCGAACTGCTTGGACAGGTCTGCCAGGCTGCCGAACAGGCTGCCGTAGGCCTGCACCGTCTGCGACTGCAGCGCGGCGCGGCGGCTGTTCTCCTCGGCCAGGATCTCGGTGATGCGCGCGGCGGTGT